GCTTGCAGGCCGCGCCAAGGAATCCGCGTTCATAAAAATCCAGAAGTCCCTGGAGCAGCGCCGTGACATCGAAAAGTCGCTGTGCAAAAACGAGGCGCGTTCCGGTAGTGACGCACGCAAGGCCGGCAAGTTGATGAGTTACATCACCAACATCAACGTCATCTCTGCGTCTACAACGCCCGCCGGAACAGGCGCGGACGTGAGCGACTTGGCCGGAACTAACGCCGCCCTGACGCTTGCTAAAATTGATGCAGCGAACAAGCTGGCATACGAGGACGGGGGTAATCCTGACATCCTGTTGGTGTCTCCCGGTAACAAGGTCGCGTTTTCTGACCTGTCTTCTGGCAGCGCAGTGACGAACCAGCTTCACATGACGAGCCCGAAAGAGGCCACGATCATCGGCAGCGTGTCGATGTATCTTACCGATTTCGGCATGTTGAATGTAACGATTGACAGGTTCTGTGCGGATGATCGTCTGTTCCTTTTGGACAGCGACCACTACAGCATCGGGCATCTTCCTGGGCGTATGTTCTCGGTTTCGGACGTAGCTCCGTCGGGAGACACGACTCGATTCTCGATCGTGAGTGAATGGACCCTCATAATGAAGGCGCCGAAAGCACACGGTGGAGTTTATGATCTGTCAACTTAATCTACTGTAGAGTGTAACCTACCGGGGGCGGCTTCGGCCGCCCCCACCATTTCCCGGGCGGCATTGGCCGCCTTTTTTATTGGGTGCTGCATGGGCAAAAAATTACTTTCATCTGATCCGCTGACGCGGAAAAAGACCTGGCTAACTGACGACGCTGACGGTCTGGGCATCCAGACCGAGCAGGACGCCACGCCGGTTCTAGACGCCGCCAAAGCCGAGGAAGCCGCGTGGCGACCTGGGCAGATGATCGGCAACACGCAGAAGCATCATCAGAAGGTCGCTGAAATTCCGACCGCTTTGTATTTCGATCTGCTGGCCAAGTTCGGTGACCCAAAGCACAACAAGAAAAAATGGATGCAGTGGTTGCAAGACCCCGACAACAAGTATTTCCGCACCAGTGGCGGCAGGTTGGCCTAGATGGCAATCACCACATTCGATGAACTGAAGACGGCTACGGCAAACTGGCTGGGCAGAGATGACCTGACAGACCGCATACCCGAGTTCATCGCCATGGCCGAAGGCCGCATGAACCGCACCATCTTTGCGCGTGCGCAGGAGGTGCGATCCACGGCGACCCTGGTGGCTGATGACGCCTACACCTCGCTGCCGACTGATCTTCGCACCATACGCGCGGTGCAGCTAAACACCACGCCGACCACGATCTTGCGCTTTATGACGCCGAGCATGCTGGAGCGAACTTATCCAAGCACCACCACAGGCAAGCCCCTGGCCTACACGGTGACCGGCGCGGAGATCAAATGGGCGCCGACACCGGACAGCGGCTACACCGCCGAGATTTTGTACACCCAAGGCATCCCGGCGCTTAGTTCCAGTAACGCGGTTAACACTTATCTAACGCGGTCTCCTGACGCCTATCTGTACGGCACGCTGACAGAGGCCCACCGCTATCTGATGGACCCAGGCCAAGCCAACAACTTCGACCAGTTATTCGGCCGTGCCATGTCCGAGATCAAGGCCGAGGACGACGAAGCCCGTTGGGGCGGATCGCCTCTTCAAATGAAATCAACCTCAACGCCATAAGGAGATTAAAATGGCAGCTTTAAGTAATTACGCCGAAAACGAAATGCTCGACCATATGTTGGGGACGGGCGCGTTCACAGCGCCGTCCAATGTGTTCCTGTCGCTGTGGACATCTGACCCGACCGATGCCGGTAGTGGGACAGAACTGTCCGGCTCTGCCTATGCCCGTCAGGACATCAATTTTGGCGCAGCGTCTAGCGGCGTTGCAACCAGTTCGGGTGTAGTAACCTTCCCCACTGCAACCGGAAGTTGGGGCACGGTCACGCATATCGGCATCCACGACGCTGCCAGTACCGGCAATCTTCTCTTTCACGGCGCCCTCACGGCATCTAAGGCAATCGCCAGCGGCGACATTATGCAGATCGCCGATAGCGCGATAACTATCACGGCGGCCTAGTTTTATGGCCGACATCGTCGGCCCGACACTAGAACAGCTAGACGCTTGGGGCGACCTCGACAGCCTAGCCTATTCGCTTGATCATTCGATCTGGACGACGGCGGCGCTGCGTGAAGGTGCATCTGCTCTAAGCGTCTCCGCGACTGTCGCCGCGACAGGCTCAAAATTAATCAGCGGCGCTGCGGCGTTAAGCGTGTCGGCCACGACCGCCGCCGCTGGCGCGCGGGTTGCCTTGGGCGCGGCCACGCCGAGTGCCTCAGCGACAGTTGCGGCGGCTGGTGTACGGGTTGCCCTGGGCGCAGCCGCGCCCAGTGTCTCGGCTAGCGTTACAGCCGCTGGCACGCTCACCGTATCTGGCGCAGCACCGCTCAGTGTGTCGGCCAGCGTCACAGCCGCTGGTGCGCGGGTTGCCTTGGGCGCAGCAACGCCCAGTGTTTCAGCCAGCGTTACGGCAGCCGCTATCACGATTGCCGCATCTGGTGCATCAGCGCTCAGTGTGTCGGCCAACGTCGCAGCCGCTGGTGTACGGGTTGCGTTAGGCGCCGCTACGCCAAGCGTGTCGGCTACGGTCGCTTCTACTGCCACGCTCACCGTATCTGGTGCATCAGCGCTCAGTGTGTCGGCCAACGTCGCAGCCGCTGGTGCCCGAGTTGCCTTGGGCGCAGCCACGCCAAGCGTGTCGGCTACGGTCGCAGCCGCTGGTGCGCTCACCGTATCTGGTGCAGCACCGCTCAGTGTGTCGGCGACAACGGCGGCGGCGGGCCTCCGCATAAGGCAAGGCGAGAGCGCCTTGTCCGTGTCGGCGACGACCGTTTCAGCAGGCGCCATCGTGGCATTCGGCGAGGCGGCGTTAAGTGCCGCCGCAACGGTGGTGGCGGCGGCAGTCATTACCACCAGCGGTGCCGGCGCCCTGGCGGTGTCGGCGACAACGGCGGCGGCGGGCGTCAGGGTCGCGCTGGGTGAGGCGGCGTTAACTGCCACCGATATCACCGTTGCAGCGGCAATCATTACTGCTGGCGGCGCAAGCGCCATGGCGGTGTCGGCGACTGTCGCAGCGGCAGGCGTCAGGGTCGCATCTGGCGCAGCCGCGCCCAGTGTTTCAGCGACTGTCGCAGCCGCTGGTGTACGGGTCGCGCTAGGTGTAGCCACGCCAAGCGTGTCGGCTACGGTCGCAGCCGCTGGTGCGCTCACCGCGTCTGGTGCGTCCGCGCTCAGTGTCTCAGCGACAGTTGCGGCGGCTGGGGCACGGGTTGTTTTGGGAGCGGCGGCGCTCAGTGTTTCAGCGACAGTTGCGGCGGCTGGTGTCCGAGTTGCGCTAGGTGTAGCCACGCCAAGCGTGTCGGCTACGGTCGCTTCTACTGCCACGCTCACCGCATCTGGTGCATCCGCGCCCGCTGTTTCAGCGACCGTCGCAGCCTCTGGACTGCGAGTGGCTCTGGGTGCAGCAACGCCCGGTGTTTCAGCCAACGTCACAGCGGCTGGCATGCGGGTGGCCATGGGGGCGGCTACGCCCAGTGTTTCAGCGACTGTCGCTGCCGCTGGGCTGCGGGTTGCCCTGGGCGCGAGCGCGCTGTCTGCCAGCGCAACGGTTGCCGCGGAAGGCGCGTATGTCGCCCTTGGCGAAGCCGCCCTGGCTCCAGCGGTGACGCTGGTTGCTGCCGCCGAAATCCTTGGCGAAGACTGGTCGTCAGTATCGGCAGGCGACGAGACATGGTCGGAGATAAGTGCCGGGTCAGAAATCTGGGCCACGGCATCGACAGACGACGAGACATGGTCGGAGATAAGTGCCGGGTCCGAAATCTGGGCCACGGTATCGACAGGTAGTGAAAGTTGGGCCAGGCAATGACGGCAGTTAATTTCGGTGAGTGGACACCAGATCAGCCAAACCTCGGGTCTGGCTGCGCGGACGCCTTGAACGTGATACCCACCGCGAAGGGTTACCGCCCGTTGCCGAGCTTGGCGGCGCTATCGAATGCTGCCGACGCGCGCCTACGCGGCATCTTCCCGGCCAAGCAGAGCAATGGCACGGTCAAGCTGTTTGCCGGCGATGCCGCCAAGTTGTATCTGTTTGGGGCGGGTGATAGCGATCTCGATAACGTGAGCAAGTCCGGTAACTACACGCTGACCGGGGACGAACCCTGGCGGTTCGCTCAGTTTGGCAACATCGTCATCGCCGCCAGCAACAGCCAGATACTACAGTCCTACACGTTGGGAAGTTCATCGCTTTTTGCTGACGTGACCGGCGCCCCGACGGCTAAGTACCTCGCTGTCGTGCGCGACTTTGTTATGACCGCCAACACCTCTACCAGCAACCAACAAGTGCGCTGGAGCGGCATCGGCGACAGCACTAGCTGGGCGGCAAGCGCGACCACGCAGGCCGACAGCCAAACGATCTACGGCCTGGGCGCCGTCACCGGCCTGGTCGGTGGCGAGTTCGCTACGATCCTGTGCGAGGGAGGCATCGTTCGCGGCACATATGCTGGTTCGCCGCTGGTGTTCCAGTTTGATTCCGTGGAAACTTCTAGGGGATGTGCGATCCCCGGCACGGTGGCCGCCATCGGGTCAAGTACGATTTTTTGGTCAGGCGACGGATTTTATATTTTTGATGGGGCGGCATCGACGCCAATAGGCACGGAGAAGGTTGATCGGTTCTTCGCCGACGACCTGAACCTTGGTGACGTTGAACGCTGTTCCGCTGCCATCGATCCTATCAATAAGCTGTATGTTCTGGCCTACAGCGATGGCACCGGGGGATCGCAGCCCAACAAGTTGTTGATATACAATTATTCCCTTGGCCGCTGGTCTCGCGGCGAACTGGATACGGATTTGGTCGCCCCGATTTACACCAGCGGCTACACGCTGGAAGAATTGAACAACGTAAATAGCAGCCTGGACGCATTGCCGGCCAGCTTGGATGACCCGATCTGGAGGGGCGGTCAGTTCGCATTCTCCGGCAGCGACAGCAGCAAGATCAGCACTTTCACCGGCACTGCGCTGACCAGCGTTATTGAAACCGGCGAGCAGGCAATGCCAGACGGCCAGCGCACAATGGTTAATGCGGTCACGCCGCTTGTGACAGGAAGCCCGACGACAACGGTGCAAGTGCTAACGCGCAACCGGCAGCAGGACGACGAAACAGCGACCGCGGCCGCCAGCGTCAATGCCGACGGCTGGGCACCCGTGCGCGCAAATGGACGCTTTCATAGAGTGCGTCTAAACGTCAGCGGCGTCTGGGAGAATGCGCAGGGCGTCGATGTCCAGGCACAGGGCGCTGGTATGCGCTAATGGCCAACCAATATCGACGCCTGCCACAGGACGGCGCATCGCCGCGCCAGGTCGCGGAGGTGGTCAACCGGGCCTTGGACGGCGGCATCAACGCCACCGGCAGCGTCACGTTGACTGCCAGCGCGGCAAGCACCGTGGTTGCCGACAAGCGATTGAGTGCGACAAGCTATTTTGGACTGATGCCAACGACGGCCAATGCTTCGGCCGAAGCCGGCAACGGCACCATCTATGTGAGCAGCCAGGGAAAACAGACATTGACGCTGACGCATGCAAACAACGGGCAGACAGATCGAACCTACCGTTACGTCATTTTGGGATGAATGGCGGCGCCTGCGCCACCACATCCTGGCGGCGCTGGAGCACGCGGGCGGCACACATACCGAACACGACATCCTAGACCTGTTGCGGGGCGACCAGGCGCAGTTCTGGCCCGGTGAGAACTCGGCGATGGTGACGGAGATCGTTGGCTACCCAGCCGGCAGTCATTGCCGCATATGGCTGGCGGGCGGTGAATACGACGAGTTGCGGGTGCTGGAGCGCGACCGGGTGATCCCGTGGGCGCGGCAGCAAGGGTGTCGCCGAATTGAATTGGTAGGCCGCAGAGGCTGGGCGCGGCGACTGAAAGATTACAACGAGGTGGCCGTGGTAATGGCCAAGGAGATATAAAGATGTCAAAAGGCGGATCATCGCAACCTAGCGGACAGACCGTTACGACTACGAACCAAGAACCGTGGTCAGGCGTGCAGCCGTATCTGTCATACGGCCTGGGCGAGGCGCAGAGGCAGTACCAGACTGCGCCACAGGAATATTACCCCTATAGCACGGTGGCGCCGCAGTCGGCTGACACCATCGCATCGCAAAACCTAATTCGCGCGCGCGCGCTTGGCGGCAACCCCCTGAACCCCATGGCGCGACAAGGCGCGATGGATACTTTGCAGGGCAGTTGGCT